GTGCTTGATCATTGACCCCGCTGTCAACTGTCTCGTCATTGATGGGTATAACGGCGGTGCAAGGGGCGGTGCAAGGCGCTGTGGTGGGCAAGATATGTGCTTGCGTGAGGTTGAGCAGATACCCAGCGGTGAACGCCTCGCAAGAGGGTGCAATCACGCTGAAGCAAACGCGATTGCAAACGCGGCGCGGCGTGGGGTCGCGCTTGAAGGTTGCTGGTTACTTGTCAATGGTGAGCCCTGCCTTGCGTGCGCGAAGTTGATACATCAAGCGGGCATTGCTCAGGTGATCTTCATAGGCGGTGTGTACTCCTCAAGTGAGGGTGTTGCGTACTTACGCAGATATATACCAGCGCACTATGTTGACCTTGATGATGACACAACTCTTGAAGCGGTCTTGCGCCCGCGCTCATTTAGCGTACAATCAACAGGTGTGTCACCTTTCAATAGATAGGGGTAGTCAATGGGTATCTTCTCAAACTGGTTTAGCAAAAGAGATGACGTGAACGCTGATGAAGAGGTGTTCAAGGCGTTGCCCGCGCCCAGCGCAAAACCGCCGATACCATCAAGCCAGCAGGTGAGCGCAAGCGATATTGCAAACGCGTACATGCTTGAGGGCATGAACGAGGGTGGTGAGACATCACGCGGGCTTGACTATGATCAACTTCTTGCAATGACAAGAGTGCCTCTTATCGCGGCTGTGATTCAGACGCGGGTCAATCAAATAGCTGAGTTTGCGCAACCTAGTAGAGACGGCAACAACGTGGGCTTCATGATCAGGTTAAAAGACCGTGACGCCGTGCCTAGTGAGTCAGATCTTGAGACGATAAATGACCTGTATCAGTTCGTTGTTGATTGCGGTGACAACCGCATTGCGTTTGACACGAACTTTGAATCATTTCTGCGTATGCTTGTGCGTGACTCGCTCACGTATGATCAAGCGTGTTTTGAAGTGATCAGGAACAGGGGCGGCGGGGTCGCGGGCTTTGTGAATGTAGATAGCCGCACAATCAGGCGCACAAAGATGAGCCCAGCAGAGCGCGCGGCGGGGCGTCGTGACCCAAAGAAACCGCAATATGTGCAGGTGATTGACAACAAGCCCAAAGCTGAGTTTATGGCGCAAGACATGTGCTTTGGTATACGCCGCCCACGCAGTGACTTACGCTTTCATGGTTATGGTTTCCCTGAACTTGAAGAGGCGGTAGGGCTGATCACGCACTTGCTCAACGCTGATATCTATAACGCCGCGAACTTCACAAACGGCATATCAGTTGCGGGCATTATCGCTGTGAAGAGCAAGATGAACCCTCAACTGTTCAGATCCTTCAGGCGTGAGTTCTATCAGATGCTCTCAGGTAGTGCGAACGCGAAGAAAACCCCGCTTGTGCAACTTGACCCTGACAGCAATGAAGACCTGAAGGCGCTGAACCTGAGCGCGTCAAATAAGGACATGGAGTTTCAGCAATGGCAACACTACTTGCTGAAGTGCATCTGTGCGCTATATCAGATTGACCCTATGGAGATAGGGTTTAACTTTGGTCAAGAGGGCGTGCGTTCAACTTTGAATCAAGAAGGCGGCGCTGAACGTGTGCTGATGAGCAAAGAGAAGGGGTTGCGCCCCCTCTTGAGAGCGCTTCAGCAATGGGTCAACAGGTATGTGATTGACCAGCTTGATAACCGCTTTGAGTTAGTCTTCACAGGGCTTGACACCACAACCGCGCAAGAGCAGTTGCGCATGAATGTTGAGAAGGTCAAGTCAATCATGACAATCAATGAAGTGCGTGCGCTGTATGACCTTGAACCGCTGTCAAACGGTGACGTGATCCTTGATAGTACCTTCATCAACACCTTTGGTACATCAACTGAAGATGAGACTTTTAGCGTGAGTATTGACAATGATTAGTTTCACAGAGTTAGTGACGGCGGCGCAAGCCGTGCGAGGGTTGCTGGCAAAAGGGCGCGGTCACAAGTACATCAAGCGCATACCAGTGGGTCAAACCCCTTCAGGCGGTATCAAGTACAGGTACATTTACAAAGAAACACATACGGTAGGGGGCAAGCACCTGCTTGATGAAGCCCACCTCAAGGTAGGCACTAAGCTATTGCTTGAAGATGGGGTACACGCTCACATCACTGAGGTGAAGGGTGATAAGGTGACCTTTGTCTATGATGACGGTGACAAGAAGGGTGAAACGCGCACAGTCACAAAACAAAAGTTGCTAAGCCAGTTTGATGAAGCGCATGACGTAGGTGCAAAGATTGACGCGGCGCGCGGTGCGGCTGAACGTGACCTTGAAACGGCGCGCCGTTCAAAAGCTTCAGAGAAGCAACTTGCAAGACTTGAAGAGCGTATCAAGAGCTTGAAGAGAGAGATTGAGTCAAACAAGGTCAGTCAACTACAGAAACGCATTATCAAGATGCGCAGTGTATCAGCAGATAGATTGCGACAACGTAAAGAGATCACGGCTAAAATAGGGCATACGGGCGCACGCCGCCCTGACAGTATGATGATTACACGCATTGAAATGATTGAAAGTGACGGCATTGATGAAGCGGTGACCAGTTACAACAACATGCTTGAGCGCGCGGCGGCAGACAATCAGAACGTGTTGACCGCAATAGGGGCATATGAAGACATGATTGCGGTTTCAAAGAATGACCCTAATGACCTTAATAAAATGCTAACAAAGCAAGCTGAGAACCGTGATTACATTCTGAAAGAATACGGCGTGACGCCCGCTATGACAGGCGCTGAAGCAATACAACATCTTAAAGATTCAAACGGTAAATATCATGGTGTTTTTGTGCGTGAAGTAAAAGAACGCACAGGAATAGACCCTTCACGTCAGGGCGCGAACATGACGCTTGATCTTATATGCAGTTCACCTATGACCTTTAAATACACAAGGGCGCAACTTAAACTAGATAAGATTAACTCAGAGATTGCAAAGCGCGCGCGTGAGGCGATACAAGAGCACATCACAAAGGCTTGTGAAGACTTCAGTTTTAAAAATATGAAATATGGTGAGGGTGACTATCATAAGAATCACAAGCGTGATTCACGTAAGAGAACACCGCGACAGCGTAAACTTATGGATGAAATGGCGGGGGTACTTGCACACGCAGAAGATATATTTGAGCGCGCTTATCCTGAACGCAAGTTACACAAAACAAAGATCAGTGTTGACTCAGGTGACCGCGCGTATGCTGATATGGATGAAAAGAACAAGTCAACCATATCTTTAACAGACCGAGATCAGGTAACCGCCGTGCATGAGTTAGCGCATACTCTTGAAGGCACTTATGATGTGCGCGTGCCTTATCAACAACGCATACAAGAAGCGGTCACGTTGACGCACTTGACGCGCACAGCAACAAGTAGAGACGTAGATCTTTACGGGGGTCGTGCTGAGTATGCTTTTGAGGATAAGTATCAAAATAACTACACGGGTAAACTATACAACAACGGATCAAGTGAACTTGTCACGATGGGAATACAAGAGTTCTTTGATTATCAAGACTTCAAGGTTAAAGAAAGCGGGCGTGGTGTTGAACCTGCTGACCCTGAAGTGCAACAAATGAAGCGCATCACGGACTTTGCGATCACTGACCCTCATCATTATCTTGTGACCTATGGTATTCTCAAGGGGTATGCTAAATGAAGAAGCAAGCTGTGATACAGTTTCAGTATAAGGGCAAGAGTGCAAAGGTCACGCTCTCTTGGGAGAATACCCCATTTCAGTGCCGCCCACACTTTGAAGGTGAGGGTGAAGTGCTGGGCGTTTATGCAATCATGCTTGATACGCGTTCAGGTTATTACATTAAGCCGCCTTCGGGGTTTAACGCAGAGACGTACCTGAACACCGCTCAAGCCACCTCAGCCCGCTTCAAGGGGTTTACATATACCGTTGACCCTGAGTTCAACTTAAGTGACTATCTTGACCCCGCTGACAAAGATCCTGATAAGGTGTACTGATGAGCAAGTCATATGATGTACCGCAAGCGGTCAGGCGGCAAGCCCAGCGCGGCCTTGACCTGAGAAAAGAGCACGGGCGCGGCGGCTTGTCTACTCAACAAGCGGGGGCGCACGGTATAGGGTCAGGCGTACAGCGCGCGGTTGACCTTGTGCAAGGGCGGGTGACTTATCAAACAGTCAAGCGCATGCTCGCCTTCTTTAATCGTCACAAGGGTTACAAGCAACACCACACAACAAACCCGCCGAGTAACAGCCTGATCAGTTGGTTGCTATGGGGCGGTGACGCTGGGTACAGGTGGGCGCAACGCATTGTGCGTGATGAAGAGAAGGTTGAGAAGGGGTCATTCACAGCGCTTGCACTGGGCGTGACTGATGACGCGTTCATCGAAGAGTCAACCCCGTCTTCTTTTCAAGAGCTTGTCACCCGCGCACAGCAAGAAGAGCAAGATGAGCCGCTGAGTGAGATCACAGTTGAGCAGGCTGAACAGATGCACGCTGATGACCCTATGTTTGCGCGGCCTTCATCAAAGCCTTTTACTAAGTCAATACCTGATGACGCTGAAGATGAAGATCTTGATGACACGCTTGACGCGGTGTTTATACCTCACATCAGCCTGCCTTCAGATCTGCGCACCCACGTCAAGAAAGCGTTGAAGCACCGCCGCGCAACGGGTCACGGGTCAAGCCGTGCAAAGCGCGTTGCGCAAGCTCTTCAGCGGGGTCACTACAACACCCTTGACCTTGATGAGATTGAGAAGATGCTTGACGGTTTGGGCGTTGATGACCCTGACGCACAGGCTGACGCGTGGCTTGCTGGCGGTCACATGATGCTTGAATCATTGTGCCGCGCTGAACCGCATGTACCTGCTAAGTATTTGCAGGGCTTGAAGGGTGAGGCGCGGGCAAAGCGCAAGCGTGAGATACAAGCACGGGTGAAGGGGCGTGATTCTTATAAGCCGCTTGAGGGTGACGAGGACGCCAAGACAAAGCCGAGTAAGTACAGCAAGACCAAGCTAGCCGCCGCCGTGCGTGAAGAGATCAAGAGCGCGGGCAAGGGTGAGTTCTTACGCGCCGCCGCTAAAGTCGGCAAAGCGCCGCGCGGTATACTTGAGCAGGTATATGACAGAGGGTTGAAAGCGTGGGCAACCAGCGGTCACCGCGTGGGCGCGACCGCTCAGCAATGGGCAAAGGCGCGCGTATATTCGTTTCTCACAGGGGGCAAGACTACAAAGACAGGTGACAAAGACCTGTTTGAGAAATGGCGCTCAAAATAGCCACCTGAGAAACTTATATACATAACTCGCACCCCACACACCTATCACCCCGAAATATTCAAACGTAGCAAGCACACCCGCGTAAATATAGATATGTAAGATGATGAACGGGGGCATGACATAGCGTTTGAAACGGCGCATCCACAGTTGACGCGGCGTGAGCGGGGGCGGGCGTAACAACTTCACTTTGTCACTCTCTTGAGGCATGGTCAGGCGGGTCATGTTCGCTGAGATTGCGTACAGCTTGAGCGGCGCTTTGACGCCCTTCAATCGCCACACGCCTATATCACGCATAAGCAGTTGCCCGCGCACGCTGTATGCGTACTCACCCGCCCGCTGACTCATCAGGGTTTGACCGCCGCTTGCAACACTCATGATGCGCGCCGTGATCACTTTATGTATACCGTCCACTTCAATCGGCTTTGCGCCGCGTGCTACAAAGTAAGCGTTGTTACTGTGCATCATCACATGACCGCAATGTATGCCCGCCCTTGAGCTGAGTCTTAGGTGATGTTCAATGAGCGCGTGATACTCTGTGATATACGCCAGCGCTTCACGCATCGTCTCAAAGATCAAGAGCGCGCCGTCTGTCTTGTCAATCTCAAGCCCATTGTACTTGACCAGCAACCCCCTGAAGATGCGGTCATAGATGCGCATTGACTGACTTGCGCGCACGTCACCCTGTGACTCAAGAAACTGTGTCGAGTTCACGAGGTCTATGCACACGAGAATCACAAAGACTTGTTTCACTTCAGCACATCAATCTCAGCTTCAATCTTTGCAAGGCGGGTGTAGACTTCACTGGGTGCAATACCCTCATTTAAGCGAGTCTCAACCCGCGCAAGGCGCTCACTTGCAATCTCATGCCGCGGTTTCAGGTCATTGTTGATCACACCAAACACTTCAATGCGCCCTTGTCTATTCCCTTCAATGCTGTCCTTACAATCACGCACTTGATGTTCAAGTGCTTGCAGTTGTGCTTCAATGCGCGTGATCTGTTTGCTAAAGTTCCAAAGTAAGCCGCCAGCGGCAACAATGGCGGGTAAGATATCCATTAACAGCGTGCTGATACTTTCCATAGTGCAACCTCTCTGTTGTGATCAGTGTTGTTACTTTATCATAGGGCTCAAGATATGCTTAAACGATTCTTTAACGCTGAGATCATACGAACCTCACAAAGCGCTGAGATGTATTTCACGCGCAAGGCAATCAGCACGATGCTGGGCATTACTGAGAAAACCGTTGAGACGCGCCTGAAGCGCCTCAAGTATGAGAGCTTAAAAGGGTTGAGGTATGACGGCAAGTACGCGGGGCGTAAACACTTCTATAAGTTTGGGCTTGACGCGGTACTTGCAATGATCTTCACGTTGCGCGCTGATGATCACAGGCGGGTTGAACGGTACGCTGAGATTGTTGACTTCATCACGTCTCACATCAGCAACTTGTGCTTTGATGGGTTTACCAGCTTACAGGGGTACTACCTGCCGCTTGAGTGCCGCCGCGCAATCTTAGCGCATGTGTGTGGTGTCGAGAAGTACACTGACATTGTGACCGCGCGCTTTGACCCTGACGCGGCGTATAAAGGCTCAATGCTGAGAAACCTGCATTGTACGCCTGACTTGCTTAGTCAGCCTGAAGTGTATGTGACACGCAGTGAAGTGACGCGGGTGAAGGCGCTTGACCTCGCCGTGCATCTACTCTGCACATATCTTGTTGACATGCCCGCCGCTGACCTGCTGGCGCAACTAGGGATAGACACCGCACGCGGTGCGCCTTATACTGAGCAGGATAAGTTGAACTTAATAGCGCACATTGAACAGGCTATGCTATAATATAGCCTTGTTTGAGAGGAGTGAACGCAATGCCTTACCCTAACCAGCACGCCGCAAGGCTCACTGATCCATCACAATATAAAGAGTTTAGGACAATGACGCCTGACGACTTCCCTGAAGGCGTGCGCGTGATCCTAGGCATTAAAGATGATGACTCAAGTGAGTTTCAATCAATCAGGGCTGACCGCGACAAGATGAGCGCTGACCAGTTCAAGCGCTTTCTTGATGACAAAGGCTTTGACGTGATCAAGTTTGAGGAGGCGGTGTCAAAGTCGATTCAGCTTTTCTCAACGTGGTTGCCTGTTGATGTGAGCAAGAGTGAGGGTGAGCCCAATAAAACAAAGATTGGTGGTATCATCTCAACTGACTCAGTTGACCAGCAGGGTGACGTGCTCTTGCAAGAGGGTATGGACTTCTCTTATTTCGTTGACAAGGGTTGGTTCAACTATGAGCACAAGCAGGGCGTTGACAACATCTTAGGCGCACCGACTAAGGTTGAGGCGGTGAAGGTTGACGGCAAGCGCGCAACCCGCGTTGAGGGGTATCTCTTGAACGATGTACCCCGCGCAAGAGAGATCATTGACATTGCCCGTGCAATCAAGCGCTCAGATCTGCCGCGCACTATTGGCTTCAGCGTTGAAGGTCAGGTGCTTGCGCGTGATGAACAAAACCCTAAACTCATCACCCGCTCACGCATCTTAAATGTTGCAATCACGTCTGCCCCCGTCAACCCTGACGCGCGGCTTGAAGTGCTGGCGCGCTCGCTTATGGGCAAACCCTCAAACAAGCAAGAACTTGCGGCAATGATCCTTGAAGCACATCCTGAACTGGGTGACGCTGATGTGATGAGCGAGATTCACAAGTTGATGAACAAGGGTGAGGTAGGTTATCAAACCCCCGCTCAACCTGACGCGGGCGCTGATATGTCGGCACTTGTCAAAGAGAGCATTGATGACAAACCTTCACTTGAAGACGTGCTCTTTGAGAAGATGCGCATTGAGATGAGTGCAATGATGAGTGAGCGAATCACTGACCTTCAGGCGGCGGTTAAAGATCAGAAGAAAGCAATGCCTAACATTTCTGCACGTCAGCTTACTGAAGTTATGACTCGTGTATTTCCTCACCTGTCACAGGGTCAAGCCCGTAGCCTTGCAACAAACCTTGTATCTTCGGCTAAAACAACTTATAATAAGTAACCTAACCTCACCTAAATAAAGGAGTGACCGCAATGAGTGAGCACGTCACCGTTGACACCCCCGTTGACGCTTCTGAAGAGCGCGTTGACACTAACCGCCTTGAAGAGTTGCTTGTTGACCTCAACAAGAGCATGAACGCAGTTGACCCTTCTGTCGAGATCATCAGCAAAGGCGCTGATGCGATTGTTGAGCAGAACCGCCAACTTGTTGACGCTGTTGAGAAGTCAATCACAGCAATGTGTGACAAGCTTGACGCGCTTGCTGAGAAGGTCACCGCGCTTGACTCACTCAGTGACCGTGTTGAGAAGGGGTTTAATGACCTCGCTTCACAACCTATGCCCAGCAAGGCAGTGACCAGTGAGGCAGAGATTGCACCCGCTGACGCACAGCCTGTTGAGATGACTGTCAGCAAGGCTGACGTGATCTCAAAGGCAATCACAGCAATGGGCAACACCACTGACCCCGCGCGCCTCGCTCAACTCCGCAAGGGTGTTGCACAGCTTGAGTCAAACTTTAACCCCGCACAGGTTGCGGCTGATCTCTCACTTTAAGAGGTATTGAACATGTTACCACAGAATAATCAGATGGTGAACCCCGCTGACCTTGTTCAGCTCAATGAGGCGCTCCGCAAGAGCGCTGGCCTTATCGGTCATCAATCACCCGCGACCCCTGACGCACAAGCGGCGCTTTCACCGCTCGTGCCTCAGTCTATTGAGGGCATGCTCTCAGTTGCAACTCACACCATGAATGAGATTGCACTTTGGCGCAACATCCCAAAGACCAGCGTCAGCAATAGCCTTCACGAGTACGTTGTTGTTGAAGAGCACGGCCTTGACCTTGACCCGTTCATTCAAGAGGGCGGCGGGGGCAATGACTTTGTGACAGGTTCAGCGTCATATGACCGCAAGTCAGTCAAGGTCAAGTACATGGCTGAGCGTCGTCAGATCAGTGACGTTGCTTCTATGGTT